CTATTCGAGCATTGAATAGTGCGTTTAATGAAATTGAGTACGCACTTAAACAGATCGGTAGAATTGTGCCAGGTGTTGGGAATATAAAGTTTCCAGACATTCCAGAAATAAAAATTCCAAATATTCCAAAAATTGAATATCCAGACTGGATACAACAACAAGAGGGTGGTGGAACTGTTATTGATATTAAGAACCTTTCATTATTTGATGGTGGTGCAATAGATGGAAAGAGTGGTCTGAAAATTAAAGGACTTGGAAAGGATACTCAATTGATTGCTGCCCAACCTGGGGAAATTATGATGAGTAAAAAAGCAGTAGCAGCATATGGTGCCAAAAATCTTCTTGCTGCAAATGCTTTAGCTGGTGGTACAAACAAACCGAAGTTTGGTAGTATTCAAGGGTTCGAAGGTGGTGGACAAGTAGGAAAACTTGTTATTGGTGCCGGTCATTCACCATCAGAAGAAAATGCAATGAAAGGTATTGCACTTGGGTCTGATGGTCGTCCTGTTGAAGGAACATCACAGTTTGCAAATGGCGGAGTTCCAGAATGGAGAGCAACAAGACATCTTGTTAAAACGATAAAACAATTAGTTGGACAGAACAAAGAACTCGCCAGTAGGATATCTTTTGAAAATATTACTGCATACAAAGGTAATAAAGGACTAAAAGGATTACCAGGTAGAGTAGAATCTTCACAAGGATCTCAATTTGTTGACTTACATTTTGATGCAAGGGGTGGAAGAGCTGGAGTTTTAAACCCACACTCAAATAAAATATCAGCAATCGATAGAGCGATGGCATCAGTATTTGGAAATTATCCTGGTGTTCCTGTGGAAGCAAAGGGGGTTACTGCTGCTGGAGGTACTATTCTTGAGGTTGCTGCTATTGATGATCCTGCAATTGGGATGTATTTGGGTGAGGTGTCCCAAGGTAAAGTTGGTAAACATTCACTTGCTTTAGCAAATAAGGTTCTTGGTTCAATGTTGCCAGGTCTGAAAGGTGGGGGTTCGGTTCCTCAATCGGTGGGGCAAACACCAAATTTATTGGATATGTTTGCTAAATCAGGAAGTAAAGAAGCACAATCTATTCAGGCAAAACTAAATCGTGGTGCTTCTCCCACGGTAGTTCAACCTGGTGGTGGTATTGTAAGACCTCCTGGACCTCCTATTGCAATGGGGGCTGGTGGAGGAGGAACAACAGTTCTTCCAGTTCCTGTTTCTCAACAAGTTCCAAGTAGTGGATCTTCTGCATCTCAAGGAAAAGTTCCAAATTTTGGTGCTGAAGACACCAGCAATTATGATTTGATTGTTGTCAAGTCAATTTACAATATAGTGGGGTAGATAGATGGTACTTCCATTACTTTCAGGTGTTGCAAGAGTTGCATCAGGTTCTTTAACGAAGGGAGTAACAAGTAAGTTTGCGCAGGGTGCTGCAAAAAAGTTTGTAAGTAGTGGGAATAAGAAGGTAGGTAAATCAAAAGCAACCGTCGATAAGAAAGGTAAAGGCACCACAGGAACGACATCATCAACAACATCAATTCCAAGAAGAAAGAAAGTTTCTAAAATAAAAGTTTCTAGTTCTGTTTACAGAACTAGTGGAAGAACAAGTCAAACAACACAGACAGATAAAGTATCATATCAGTCATTAAGTAAACAACTTGAAAATATAAACAGAACAACAAAGTCACTTGTCGAATTTGCAAATTCTGAGAAAAAGGCAAAAAAAGAATTATCTAAAGAAACAAAGAGAAAGGCTAATAAAGAAAAGACTAAAAGAATTGAAGAACGTCTAGAGAAAAAAAGAGGTGGAATTAATATTCCTGGAATAGGTATATCATCCACTATGAAAGGTGGAATTTTTGACTTTATTACAAATATATTGATGGGTGGATTGATATTATTTTTGTTGAATAATTACAAAACTATTGAAAATTTATTTAGCACAATAATAAAAAACTTTGAAAATCCATTTAATCTAATTAAACATACAATACTAGGAATAGGTACGGTATTTGGAGGACCAATCAAATCATTCTTGAAAGGATCCTATAATTTATTACTTAAAACTGGCAAAGGGTTGAAAAATGTAACCAAAAGAATTGGTCCTAAAATTAAAAAAGTTTTTGGTGGACTTGGTGGAAGTCTTGTAAATTTTGTTAAGAACATTGTTGGAAAAGTAAAACGTTTAGTCTCAGGTGGCGGAGCTCAAGCTGCAGTTAAAGGTGCATCCTCCTCCACCAATGCAGCTACTGCCACTGCTAGAAGTGCAGCAAGTAGTACGGCTAAAACAGCTTCAAAAGAATCATCAAAACAAGTTGGGAGAAGTCTTTTTGGTCGAGGTGCTAAAAGAATTTTTAAAATTAAGTCAATTTTTAAAAGAGTACCTGTAATTGGTTCATTTATTGGATTGTTTATTGATCTTTTGTTGGGAGAACCACTTGATAGAGCTGTAGTTGGTGCAATTGGAAGTGGTATTGGTGCATGGATTGGTGGAGGTATTGGATCATTGGTATTTCCTTTTGCTGGAACAGCTGCTGGTGCAATCCTTGGTAGTATGATTGGTGATTGGGGAGGAAAGGCACTTTATGAACTCATCAAACAAAAGATGGGTATCATTCCGAAAATAACTGAAACCACCAATAATAATCAACCTCCAAGAAATACAACATCAAACACTGGAAGTACTGGTTCGGGAAGTACTGGAAGTGCTGGTTCGGGAAGTGTTGCTGGTGGTCTCAATATTACAGGTGCACATACAACGTACTATGACCCATCACTTGGTGGTATCAATGCTAGTGGATATAAAACAGCAGATGGACTCCCTGCAACATCTACGGGAGAAGGATATAGACCAGAGGTATTTTCTGCGGCAGCATTTCCACCACTATTAGCAATGTTACCATCTCATATGACAGTTCCTGCTAGGAGATTTCCAGGTGGAAGAACATTGAAGAAACCATTCCATGTCATAGTGACAAATTCTCAGGGTAAGAAGGCTGTTATAAGAGTGAATGATGTGGGACCAGGTGTAGCAGGTCACAAATCAAATCATATGTTGGATTTAAGTGTTGCTGCCAAAAATTATCTTGGAACTGGTGGTGGGTTTAGTATTCAAATGGCAGCTGCCAATTCTAGACCTGGACCATTGACACAAACTACTTCTACATCAAATTTACCGACCCCAGTTTCTCAGAGTAGTAATCAACAAACTCAACAAACTCAACAGGCCCAACTTGGAAGTACAAGTCAAAGTTATTCTGGTATTATACAAAGAGGTGGTAACACCACCGGTGCAAAGAAGGGTGATATGGTAAGTGGATATCAAGTAACATCTGGATATGGTCAAAGATGGGGTAGATTACATGGGGGTATTGATATTGGCACTCCAACAGGAACATATGTTGCATTAGATACTGATGTTGAAATTATGTTTGCGGCGAAGGCTGGTGGTTATGGTTTTGTTGTTGACGCCTGGTCACCTTCACTTGGATTACAATTTAGACTTGCTCATTTGAGTCAATTTTTAGTAAGTGCGGGTCAAAAAATACCTGCAGGAACAGCATTGGGTAGAACTGGTGGTGCACAGGGTGATAAAGGAGCAGGTAGTTCCACAGGACCACACCTTCACTTTGAGGTTGATAATGTGAAAGATGGTACCGATTATGGTGGAATGGGAGATCCTTCACCATTTGTTGGTCACCTTATCTTGAGTTCTAAAAATCCAACTGGTCAAATGACTGGACAGACTCAACAAAAAGTAAATATTTCCCCAACTCAAACTGTACCTACACAATCGAGTAATGTTCAGAGATATGCATCTTATGAGATGTCAGGTGGTCAAAGCAGTAATGTAGTACCAGTTCCAGTTCCTACACAATCTCCAATGATGGGTGGTGGAGGAGGTAGTGGACCTGTTATCGTAGGTGGAAGTACAAAAGACGTAGTAAATAGCTATTACAAGTCTCAACTTATGGGATTCTTATATAAACAAGGATAATGCCCTCACAAAACGCACCTACATCTCCTGGTAATATTCAAAAGTTTCAGATTTCTTCAAATCAGAACAATAAAGCTGCAGACCTATCTGGTGGAGTGGTTGAATTTCGTTATTATGAAAGTGTCTTGTCGAACAATGTAACTGCTACTGCAGTAATTGTAGACAGTGGATATAAAACCGATGGTGATAAAGTTATTACCTCAAAGGGTATTTTGGATGAACTTCCCATAAGAGGTGGTGAAAGAACAGATATTGTGATTGAAGATAATAATGATAATAAGTTGTCATTCAAAGAACTGAAAGGTCTGTATGTAAATAGAGTTCGAGATGCTGATCCAGGTACATCTAAAGATGTTTTCTTTATAGATTTTGCATCTAAAGAATTTTTCTCTAACGAACAACAAAGAGTCGTAGAAAGGTATGAGGGAAAAATATCTGATCACATAAACCAAATTATAACTTCAATAGATGGTAAAATTGAAAAGATTGATAACACATCACTGAGTTATAACTTTATTGGTAATGATAGAAAACCTTTTTACACTTGTACTTGGTTAGCATCAAAAGCTGTTCCAGATAAGGATGTAGGATCAAGAGCAGGATTTCTTTTCTACCAAACAAGAGATGGATTCAATTTTAGGTCTATTGATTCTTTGTTTGAACAAGAACCGGTCAAGAAATATATTTTTAATAATACTGGTCAAACTCCAGAAGAATATGATGGTAATGTCTTAGACTATTCTATTGATAGTGATATTGATCTAAAACAAAATCTGACTCTTGGAACATATAATAGTAGATCAATCTACTTTAATCCATTTTCGATGGATTATTATGTAAAACAATACAAATACCAACCAGATAATGTTGGTAAGGCTGGTAAATATTTTGGAGGTGACTTGGTTGCCAAAGAATTTACCGAATCTCCTACAAGATTGATGAGTCATGTATTTGATGTAGGAACAATGCCCAATGGTAGAGGTAATGATCAATTGACTCAATGGAAACAAAATAAAACTGCAGGTAATTATGAGGCAGAAAGTACCATGGCCCAATCAGTCATGAGATACAACCAAATGTTCACTATTAAGACAAATATTACTATTGCAGCAGACTTTAGTATCAAAGCTGGTGATATTATCAAATGTGATTTTCCTGAAGTTTCTGGTGACAGAAATAAGGAGAAGAATAAGCAAACTGGTGGGATATATATGGTAGCGAGTGTATGTCACAGAGTTACTCCAAGAGAAACTTTTACACGATTAGCTTTGGTTAGAGATTCATTCGGAACGAAAACGGGATTTAAATGATAGAACAAGGACTCTTTAAAAGATATTTTGTAGGTCGAGATGGGTTTATCTGGTGGATAGGACAGATAGCTCCAGAATCTTCATGGAAAGATAATATACCTGGTCTACCAGTTGATAATAATGAAAGTGTTTTGGGTTTTTCTGAGAGATATCGTGTTCGTATCATGGGATACCACACGGCAGATTCTGATAGAATTACTGATGAAGAACTTCCTTGGGCATATGTAATGTATCCAGTGACTGCTGGTGGTGGTCTTCGTGCATCTTCACAATCTGCAAACTTAACTCAAGGAACATTTGTTTTTGGTTTCTTCTTAGATGGAGAAGATGCACAAACTCCTGTTATCATGGGAGTATTGGGTCAGAATGAATATGCCGCGGTAAGTAAAAATATATCTAAAGCCAGGTTTGTTCCTTTTAGTGGTTATACTCCAAATGATTATGTTGCATACTATTCTCAAAACGTCAATAAGGGTGGTGAGATAGTAAAACAAGGTGGATCACAGACGACCGATGGTAACTCAAATACTCAAGGAGATACATCTGGTGAACCAAATAATCAAAATGTAAATGAGTCGGCAACAACTTCTAATTCAAAGAAGGACGCTGCATCGGAATCTTCCGCAGATGAAAAAAGCCAACCGTTAGCTCAGTCATCTGATTGTGATCCAATTCCATTAGGTAAGATTCAAAAAGACATTCAGAATATAATTGTAGAGATTCAGAAGATACAAAAATCGATATACAAATACAGTAGCGCAGTCCAAAACCAAATATCGGATGAGCAAGAGGCCATAAATGAAAAGATTGCAAAGGCATCTAAATTAGTTGCTTCAAGTATAAAGTGGGTCTTCAAACAAGTTCAAAAATATGTCACATATAAAATCAATAGTACATTGAAGGATACTTACTTTCTTTTGTTCCCAAATGAAAGACCTCAACTTAAAACTGCAGTTGAGTCAATTAATGATTTGATTGCTTGTTTGTTTAGAAAATTTATCAAAGCTCTCTTAGCTAATATTCAATCTTTTCTACAAAATGCTGCAAATAAAGTCATCAACGGTGCAAAATGTATAGTTGAAAATCTTATTGCTAATACATTGGGTCAGATTCTTGGTACTCTATCTGGCCAAATCAATAAAGCTTTATCATCTATCAATTCTCTTGTAGGACAAGCAACATCAATTGCAGGGGACATTTTAGGTCTTTTAACAGATCTTCTCTCTTTCCTATCTTGTGAAGAAAAACCTGCATGTTCTACAGTTAATGAGTGGAATATCTTAAGTGGTGCTAAACCAATAAGTAAAACTAGTATTGATACCATTGTTGGTAAAGCTAAAAATTTAGCTGCAGGTGTTCAAAATCTAACTGATGTTGATAATTTTGATTTTAGTTTGAATTTTGATAATGTATTCAGTTTAGATGCATGTAATATTGGTCCACAACTTTGTGGTCCTCCTGTCGCTCAATTCTTTGGTGCGGAGACAGGAACAGGAGCATTAGGTAATCTAATTATATCTGCAGCTGGTGAGGTGATTGGTATTGATATGATAAGTTTTGGTGTCGGATATGACAAAACCAAAACTTATGGAAATGTGTTTGATAATTGTGGAAAGGGAAAGGGTGCGGTAATTAGACCAATTGTTGAGGATTATACCGATGATGACGGAAATATTCAGTCTGGTGTTGTAGATATTGAAATTATTGAACCTGGTACAGGATATTTACCTGCACCAGATGGTAGTAAAGGAGGTAATGAGTATACCTGGGCAGATCCAGAAGATACTATTGTTAAGCATCCAGATGGATCATACGATACACCAAAACCTCCAGGAAATATTATTACAGTCAATCCTGGTGATGAAGTAACTTTACCTCCAGGAGTTTGTATTGTCACAGAAGCACAACCAGGAGACCAGGGTGGTGGTGAAGAAATCTGTGGTGGCGATGGTGTTTTAGTTACACTACCAGGTGTCTTCACATCACCACAACCCGATTTCTCTAGAGTATCTGGAAATTATCCATCACTATCGACTGGTTCATATCCAGTTATTCTTTATCTTTGTGATGTTCTAATTCAAGAAAGTGGTATTAATTATTCTGAAGGTGACAGGATTGTAATAGAACCTGATATTGGAGCAATTGCAGAACCTAAATTTGATAGTCAGGGTAGAGTTACTTCAATTAAAGTTACTGAGAGTGGAGAAGGGTTTACTGAATATCCACAACTTTACATTCAATCCAATACAGGTTATAATGCAGTATTACGTCCAAGATTGTGTATAGATAGAGTTGGTGACGATAAACTTAAGGAACCAACAACACAAGATAAGGTAGTTACGGTTATTGATTGTGTAGGTAAAGTCTAATGGCAGAATTAAAAAATTATCATACTATTAGATATGGTACAGCACAAGGAGAATTAAAGTTTGGACATCTAACTCAGGATAATGTTTTATCTGGAGTTCTTCTGAGAAATGGTGCAGTATCTAATCACTATATTACCTTAGATTCTACTGGTGAGAAACATAGAAAGTATGGAACAATCTGTCGTTCTCCTGGTTCTTTTCAGGTAAGAGCAGGGGATAATGTTCCAGATGATCATCCTGGTGTATATGTTGAAGCAGTAAGTGGTGATTTAGTTTTAAGGGCACCAAGTGGCAGGGTAAGAATTGAGGGAATCAATATTGATTTAATTGCATCTGGAGCTGATGGTGAGAATGGAAACATTATAATCGATGCAAATGATAAAGTCATCATTAAAGCACAAACTATTGATGTAAACTCCACAGTCAGTACAAAAATATTTTCAGAAAAAACTGTAGAAATGATAGGTAGAGGTATCTTGAATATATACGGAGGACTTGTAGATGTTGCGGATGGTGCGACAAGTATAAAAGGATCTTTAGGTGGTTCACTTAACGAGGAGCAAAACAAAGTATGAAAGTACCTGATATAAATGTTGGTAAAAGATTATTCCTTGGTCTTGGTAAACCAGAAGCATTAGGTAGAGGACCAGCAGAAATTAGAGGTTCTGCTTACTTACAGGGTCCTACTATCACAGGAACGGCAACATTCCCAAATGTTTGGGCATCATCTATGATTGGTCCACTGGTCAATCCAGAGTCACCACCACCATTTATTCCTGGCTCACTTTGTATGGGAGTCAGCAATCCTTACTCTCTTTCTGTTGTTGGACCAGCAGCATTTATGGGTAATGTTGACACAAACTTTAGTGTTAATGTAGGATTACATGTGATTGCTCAAGGAGAAGTTGTTTCTCGTTGCGGTCTTCATGTTCTTTCTAGGAAGAAGAACTTTGATATTCCTCATCCCTCTAAAAAGGGATGGAGACTCAGACATACTTGTCCAGAAGCTCCTACCAATGATGTTTACATCCGGGGAACACTTAAAAATAAAGATGTTATTGAACTTCCATCATACTGGAAAGATTTTGTTCACAAAGACTCCATCACCGTAAGTTTAACTCCAGTCGGAGCACATCAAGATATTATGGTTAAAAGAATTGATGAGGATAAAGTCTATCTTCAAACTAAGTCTGGTATTCCTATCCATTGTTTTTATCATGTATATGCGGAAAGAAAGGATGGAGAAAGTCTAATTCCAGAATACAAGGGTAAGACCCCAGCAGATTATCCAGGAGATAATCAACAATATTCAATTTCAGGATACCACTACGATATTAAGGACTAATAATGGCTTTTTCAGGATTTACACCAAGAAGTTTTGGCAAACAGGATTGTACCGACAAACAAGTAACAGGTACACCATCAACAATCTATTCATATATCGCAAAATTTAATCGTGATGATGTTGAAGATGTTGATTTAGATGTAGAAATTTCTCCTTGTGATCAGTTGTATCATTCGACTGCACAAATTGATGATCTTAAGGTCAATAATGATATTACAATTGCAGGTGATATTACAATTGCAGGTGACTGTGGAACCGCATCTGTAACTGATTTCCTCGGAAAATCACTTACTGTATCTGGAACAGTAATTGCGAATACTGGCACATTTTCAGTGAAACCGTTTGTGATCGATCATCCCACTAAGGATGATATGAAACTTGTTCATGCATGTCTTGAAGGTCCAGAGAATGGAGTTTATATTCGTGGGAGATTGAAAGGTTCTAATACGATTGTACTTCCAGAATATTGGACAAAATTAGTTGATTCTGAGTCTATCTCAGTTCAATTGACTCAAATTGGATATTCTCAAGATCTTATTGTTCAAGATATTCAATGGGGTAAAAACGTCATTATAAAATCTGGTAATGGTACCACTATTGACTGTTACTATACAATTACAGGAACAAGGAAAGATATTGCACCACTCCCTGTAGAGATGGGACAGAATGATAAGTGGCCATATAACGATTGACACCTCTGTTGGATTGATCTATACTATAGGAGTGGTCAAGAAAAACTATGAGCCAATCAGAACCAGACAATTATCCTCTTGAACAAGATGATGAGTGGCTTACAAGAGTTGTTGTTGATACATGTCTTCGTAAGTTTTATCTTTATTCTAACTATGGTGAAACACGTATCGTTGACTGTGATAATGTGGATGAATTCATGAATGTACTTGAATTGATCCGTGCAGTTGTTCCAAAAAATTGTATCGCATATGCAGAACCACTTGAATCCGTATCCAACTAATCATAAGTATGAGGCCTGAAACACGAAAGTCAATGGAAATGTTGTTTGAAGCAAAATGGAACTTGCCAAAAGCAGCAAAACATGCTAATCTTACTAACAAGGAAATGAAAATTACTTTTAATGAGTATTGTGCATTTCACCCCCCAACTTATGAGACTGAATAATCTAAAAATCTACTGTCAAACTGAAGAAGACCAATCTAACGTATTTGATTTTCTTTTCGAAATCTATCGTAATGATATCAAATACTGTACTTGGGAACCTGATGGTGATGATGAGAACCCAGGAACTTGGGGAATGTTTATTGATGACTTCCCACCCGAACTTTGGGACAAAATAGTCAATTTTTTAGAAAGTGAAGATTCTTGGGTTCTTGAGGAAACGGTAGAGATGTCTTTGGATGATGATGAAAATGATGTCCACAAAGAGTATTATCCTGACGGATATCACTAACTTTGTTATAGTATAGAACTGATGTACAAAACGGGCGTGTGTCGTAATTGGTAGCCGAACCGAACTTAAAATTCGTTGAGAGTAATCTCGTGCGGGTTCGAGTCCCGCCATGCCCACTGACTTGAATTGTATATGATTCTACATCAATCTATACTTACTAATACAAAAATACATGACATTAACACCAACCAAATACGACAAAATATATGTCAAATCTAGAAATCCATATAAGATTCCTGAACCTGTTAAATATAATGAAGAGAAAGAAATACAATTAAGGTTGTATTTCCGTTGCGAAAGCAGTCATTACACTAAACATATGAAAGTTAATTTTTGGTACTCTAAAGATATGGAAGAATGGAGATGGACTCTCTCTTCAGATGAAAACCCAAAAATTCAAGAAAGTGGAAATAAAGACGAACTTCGTGATGCTATGAATGATGTCGCAAACACAGTAGAGTATCTACTTGACAACGATATGATCTAATGTTATAATATAGGTTACCTTCCGTGTGAATTAGTGCCACTCTGTGGTAATCAACCTCCTCTTTTAGGGGAGGTTTTTTTATGTAATAAATATCTAATAATAGATATTGTGTGCGAGAAAGATGCCTCTGTCACGTTTAGACAACTTTCTGAAGAATGTAAAAGGAAATATTTTGTATGTCGATCCAAACAATTTGGATGCGACAGATGGTGTAGAGAATCAAGGCAATTCTTTCTCTCGTCCATTCAAAACTCTTCAAAGAGCTCTTATTGAAGCAGCGAGATTCTCCTATCAAAAAGGTCTTGATAACGATAGATTTGAAAAGACAACTATCTATCTTTCTCCTGGTGTACATTATATTGATAACAGACCTGGTTGGATTCCTACAGGTTTGAATACATTCTTGTTGAGAAGTGGTATCACTTCGTCTGACTTTACTTCATTCAGTAATACCACTAATTTCAACATTCTAGATGCAAATAATATTCTCTATAAGTTGAATAGTATTCATGGTGGGGTTATTGTACCTAGAGGTGTTTCTATTGTTGGACAAGATCTTAGAAAGACTTTAATTAGACCAATATATGTACCAAATCCTCAGAATGATTTGATTGAGAGATCAGCCATCTTTAGGATGACTGGTGCTACATATATGAATAGTTTCTCCATCAAAGATGCAGATACTAATAGATCCTGTTACAAAGATTATAGCGATAACACATTCAAACCAACATTCTCTCACCATAAACTGACCACATTTGAATATGCGGACGGTAGAAATAATGTAAACATTGACGATGATTTTGTTACATATGCCACAGATCGTACAGATCTGGATATGTACTATGAAAAACTTGGTATCGTTTATGGTCCAGCAAGTGGAAGAGAAATTGAACCAGATTATCCAAGTTCTGGAGTAGATATCCAACCAAAGATTGACGAATATAGAATCGTTGGTCCATTGTCTGGTTCAGTTGGAATTAGTAGTATTAAAGCGGGTGATGGTGTTACCCCAACTTCCATTATCGATGTTAAACTTACGGAAGGTATTATTGGACTGAATGTTGATACCAATGTAACAATCAATAATGTAACTGATACCAGATATAATGGAACTTATCTTGTAACTGAAATAACAACCGCGGACGAAACTGGTGTTACTGGATTCAAGTATGAGGTTCCCAATTCACCTGGCACTCCTCTTCCAAATCCAAGTGGTTCTACAGTAGATCTTTCTACAGATACTGTCACTAGTGCATCTCCTTATATCTTCAATGTCTCTCAGAGATCTATTTACGGTATGTGTGGTATGCATGCTGATGGTAATAGTACTGATGGATTCAAGTCCATGGTTGTTGCACAGTTTACTGGTATCAGTTTACAGGTAGATGATAATGCATTTGTAAAGTATAATTCAACTAGTGGTTCATTTGATGATTCTACAACTGTAGCAAATCTACATTCGGACATTGATGCAGTTTATAAGCCATCATATACCAATTATCACGTTAAAGCATCGAATAATGGTTTTATTCAGTTAGTATCTATTTTTGCTATTGGTTATTCTAATCAGTTTATTGTAGAATCTGGTGGTGATTTCTCGGTTACCAACTCAAACTCAAACTTTGGTCAAATTGCTTTAACATCAAAAGGATATAAAGTTGATTCATTCTCTCAAGATAATGTTGGTTATATTACTCAGATTATTCCACCAAAAACCCTGAAACCTGAGTATTCAACAGTTGAATTCCCAGCAATTGACATCACAAAAACTACGAGTGTTGCTGACAATTCTAAGTTATATCTTTATAACTTCACCAATCAGGACGAAGGACCGAATACGGTTATTCAAGGATATAGATTTGGTGCAAAGAATGATGAAGAATTGAATGTAGTTATCCCTGTTTCAGGAAATTTAAAGACATTCCGCGCAAGAGTCGTCATGGACGACACTGCTAATGATACAACAAAGACAACTGGTAAAAAGGTATCTGTAGTTGGAAGAAACGTATCTACTGGAAATAGTATTACGAGTTCAACTTTAACTTTTATTGATGATCATCAATTCCTACAAGGAGAATCAGTAAGAATCTTTTCAAATAATGGAAGACTTCCTGATGGTTTAGATTCAAATAAAATTTATTTTGCAATCGTTGATGGTCTTGGAAGTGATCAGATTCAACTTGCTCAGTCATTCAATGATTCTTTATCTGGAAGTAAGATTTCTATCAACAATTTTGGCGATACGTTGACGGTAGAAAGTAGAGTTAGTGATAAACTTGCTGGTGATATCGGACATCCGGTTCAATATGATACTACTGAAAATCAGTGGTATGTAAATGTTTCTGCTGCGTCTACAGAAAATAATATTTACAGTAAGATAATTGGTGGTGGATTGGGTGACGCGACTCCAAGAACTTATTTCACAAGAAAGAAAGATACTAGACAATCTGATGACAGAATTCATAAACTCAGATTTGTAATTCCTTCAAGTACAGGATCAGATTCTGCAAGACCACCTCTCGATGGATATATTCTTCAGGAATCAAACACTGTAAGTGCTGATACAAATGCCGAAGTCGCACTTGAATTCAATCCTTCTTCTGTCACTATGAGCAATGATGCTCAAATGAAGAACTTTAATTTCCTCGCAAATGTTGATTATAGACTAGGTACTGCATATTATACTACAGAAAAACCACACAAACTTTCGGTTGGTTCTAAGGTTACCATTAATAATGTAATTAGTTCTTTATTCCCAACAGTTGGAGTAGGTAACTCTGGTTATAATGGTACATATGAAGTTACTGGTATCTCTAGTGCTAAAACCTTCTCGGTTAGTAGTATTACATCTAATCCTGGTACATTTACCAACAATACATCTCAGAGAACTACATCACTTCCTACTGTAAGTAAGAAGAACTTTACCAAAGATTACTATGTTTATGACGTAGAAACCATTAATGATTATAAAAATGGAGAACAGGATGGTATTTACTATCTAAGTATTTTAAAGGCGGATATTAATCCTTCAATTTCTCCATTCAATACAGAAGATTATAAATTCTCGCAACCAGTACAAAATCTTTATCCGCAATTGGATAGAGATAATCCAGTAACAACAGCGGATAGTTCTATCTCATATGCAATTCCAAATAATATTGGCGAAGTCATTATTGATAATACGAAGAATAGTGCTACTGGTGAATCTTTAGGAGATTTCTTCCAAGATAGTGGAATTGGTATCGGTATCACTGATATCATATCCAATAATGTCGGAACTGCGTATACCATCTATACTGACCACGATCATGGATTGAATAGAATTACTAGAGCGGTTATTGATAATCCTGGTGCGGGATATGGTGATGGTTCTTCGTCAATACAATATATCTACAATGCTACTCTACAAAATACAAGTCCTGGTTCGATTGGTAGAAATGCCACAGCATTGATCACTGTTGATGGTACATCTTCTAGTGAAATTATAGACATTCAAATTATGGATGGTGGTTCATCATTTGTTGAAGGTGATACATTTAGAGTTGTTGGAGTTGCAACTACTACTGGATATACTATTGCAACTGGTAGTGTCAACAAGATCTACGATAACAGAGGTGATACCATCAATATCTCGGGCATTAGAGGTTATGAGGGTAGACAATATAATACAAATTATAGAATTACATCAATTCCGGCAATTGATGAGATTGAAGTTGTTCCTGTAGGTAGTTCTCCTGGAATTTCTACTCTTGGACTTGGACTAGATGAAGTTGGTTCTGGAAACTTTACCCTTATTGGGCCATCCTACACTGTTAATAGTTTTGTTTACAATAAAGACGTTGGTATCGCAACAGTTACTACAAACTATGCCAATGAATATAGAGTAAACAATAGTGTTGTAGTCAGTGGTGCTACAGACTCATTCTTTAACGGTTCATTTGTTTGTATTGATAAGGTTGGTCTCACGACTGTAGTTCTTTCAGTCGGTGTTAATACAGTTACACCATCAACTGGTGGTACCATTAGAATTCAATCCAGTCCTTATCAAGACAATTTTGGAGACATTGTTGTTGCTGATGGTAGATTGCATGGTAGAGAATCATCCATCTATGCTGGTATTACAACTACTCTATCTTCTGCAATTTCCAGTAAGACGACTGACACCATCAATGTTTCAAACATGACAAGTTATGGATTCTTGATTGGTGATTATCTCCAAGTTGATGATGAAATTATGAGAATTAAAACTACTGTAAGTAGAGTTAATGGAACTACGCAATTAAAGGTCTTTAGAGGTGTTTATGGAACAATTGCTGATACTCATGTTTCTGGATCAGTTATTAGAAAAATCAATTTCTTCCCATTAGAGTTTAGAAGAAACTCTATTATTCGTGCATCTGCACATACTTTTGAATATATCGGTTATGGTCCTGGCAACTACTCTACTGCATTCCCCAATAAACAAACAAAACAATTAACCTTGAATGAACAGATTAATGTTCAGGCACAAAAAATTGGTGGTGGTGTTGTAAACTACACTGGTATGAATGATAGAGGTGATTTCTTCATCGGCAATAAGAGAATTGCTTCTAATACGGGAAGAGAACAGGTTTATGATACTCCAGTTCAAACTGTGACAGGTGAAGATCCATTCACTGTTGGTATTTCTGAAGATATTTCTGACTTTAATTATGTTGAAGGATCTATTGTTAAGGTTGAGAGAAATCTTGTTGTTGATGGTGGTGATAAGTCCAACATTCTTTCAGAATTTAATGGACCAGTTCAGTTTACTCAAAAAGTTATCAGCACATCTGATGATGGTATTGAAGCTAATAGTATTTTCATACAGGGTGATGCCAATGTTTCAAGAAAGGTAACTGTTGGAATATCAATTCCTGTCCAAGCGGGTAATCCAGGAGATATTGTATTCAACGCGAATCCATCATCTGGAGGTACTGTTGGTTGGGTATATACCACAAACAATGAGTGGAAGTCATTTGGTACTATAAGTTCATAAATAATAAAAAAATAGGGGTGGATAGTGAAGCCCAGGAGATCCAATGGCAGTCGATAAAGATTTTGTCATAAAAAATGGCATCCAAGTAAACGAAAATCTCATTTACGGGGATGCCGATACTGATAAAGTGGGTATTGGTACCACACAAGCTGACAAAAAATTAGTCGTCATTGGTAATGCAGAAGTAAGTACTTCTCTTTCTGTAGGGACAACAATCTCTGCACAAAGAGGAGACTTTACTGGAATTATAACTGCACAAGGTGGTTATGATATTGGTGTAGGTGGTACCTTTATTACTGCATCGGTTTTAGATAAGAAAATTGGTATTGGTTCAACAACTCCTGTATATACACTCGATCTTTATGGTCCTGTTTCTACAGGAACTACAGCAGCATATATTTTTGGTGATGTTGAAGTTACTGGTGACATCAAAGCAACTGCTCTCTCTGGTCAAATTTCTGCAGGTGGTACAGTAACATTTACGAATGTCACTGTCGATAATAATCTTATTGCAAATAATGCTGAGGTATATACAAAGTTTGATATTGAAGAAGTAACTAGCAATACTTTTAGATTTTTAGCGGCAGGTGATCCTCCTGGAATTGGATTCACTCAAAATGCCGATAATCCAGAGATTTATCTTTCAAGAGGTCAAAATTATAGATTTGATGTAAATGCTGGAGGATTTCCATTCTACATTAAATCTTCACCAACAGCAGATTTAAATAATATCTACAGTGATGGTGTAGATGGAAATGGTTCTCAGGTTGGTATTGTAACATTTAAAGTTCCATTTAATTCTCCAAATGTTCTGTATTATCAGGCATCTAATGTTTCTGGAATGGGTGGAACCATTTATATCAATAATGATGGAAAATCAGTTAATACTGGAGTATTAACAGTTACTCAATTATTAGACAGTGATACACAAGCAGATTTTGAACAGATATATGTATCTGGTATTGGTACAATCAATAATCTGAAAGGTCCTAACTTTAGTGTAAGCTCTGGTATTGTTACAGCACTTCAGTTTGTAGGTGTATCAACAGGATCAGATAGAATAAATATTGATCTTAAAAATGATAATGTAAATTATCAAGTTCTCTTTAGTGATACGAGTGGTTCTGCTTATCAAAGACCATATATTGACACTGATAGTTCTGGTCTCACATACAACCCATCAACAGGAAAGTTAATTACTACCAGATTTGAAGGAAATCTTTCTGGTATTGCAACCGGTGCTGATAATATTAATGTTGACCAAAAGAACGATAATACAAATTATCAAATAATCTTCAGTGATACTAATGGGTCGGCATATCAGAGAATGTATATTGATCAGGATAATGCTAAACTGATCTATAATCCATCCACAAATACATTCTCTGCTACCAATATTATTGCAACTACAGTTACCGCTGGTTTAGCTGGTACTGCAACTTATTCAGATAATGTAGATGTAAATATATCCAATACTGACAGTAATTATAGAGTATTATTCTCTTCGGTCAATACATCTGGTTATCAAAGTCTCCAGATGAGTACTACCGCAGGCGGATTTAATTACAATCCCTCTACAAATATTCTCACTGCCCAAAATATTGCAGGTAAAGGTGATAATATTACCAACCTTAATGGTTCCAATATTTCACAAGGTACTATCAATGCAGATAGAATTCCTGATGCATCAACAACAGCTCAGGGTGTAGTACAATTATATAATGATATTGATAGTTCTTCTACCACTTTAGCTGCTACAGCAAATGCAGTTAAGACCGCATATGAAACCGCGTTGGATCTTATTCCAGCAGGAACTGTAATGTTATTTTATCAGACCAATGCTCCGACTGGTTGGACTAAATTAACAAATCACAACAATAAAGCACTCAGAGTTGTTTCTGGTGATGGTGGTGGTTCTGGTGGAAATAATAGTTTTACTTCTACATTTACAACAAGAAATGTCCCTCTTTTAGAACATAATCATACCGCATCTAGTGGCGATAATAATGTTAATCATACACATGCTGTAGGTGATGCTAATACGACAACAGGATCTGCCGATGTTACACACTCATTTACTGCAGTTACTTCAATCAACGAAAATAAAGGTTTGTCGATCGATTCTGGTGGTAATGAGGTCGGAAAAGAATATAGGTACACGGCAACTACAACTGATTTTGAAGAAGCCGGGGTTCACAGTCATAATATAAATCTCACATCAGCAACACAGAGCACTAATCACAATCACCCAATTACTATCAATAATGCAGGAAGTTCTGGTGCATCAATAGACTTCAGAGTTTCATATATTGATGTCATATTAGCTTCTAAGGACTAGGAGGTAATGTATCGATAGGGGGATGAGGCGTCACTTGGGCATGAACAATCCCCTGTTGTAATGCATGAGCATACAATTTTTGATTTTGATGATTAGCTTCTACAACTTCATTTCTAAAACTTTCTACAGCTGCACCAGTTTGATTTGACTTTTGTGCAATTTCTACTGCCATCATTGGCATCCACGAAACGGCACATTTCCATTCATCTACTTCTTGACCAGTATTAGGATTTGTACCTCTAACTTGAGTGTACCAAGCACACTTATTTTCTACGCATTTTTTCTGAATTAGAGGACAAAATTCACCCTTTTTCATCTTGTTAAATACTGAATTGATTGAAAATATTTATCTTGATATATTATAAATAAAACTAACGGACAAAACATTATAGATAATGTCACTATTAAGGGTCGATAAGATTGCCAATAGGTATAACACCACAGGACCTGTTCTTGTAGGCCCGTCTACTATTAGTGGCAATCTTATTGTAACAGACCAGATAACCACTCTAGGTATTGCAGTAACTAACAATGTTAGTGTTGGTCTTGCATTAACTGCAAAATATCTTACTTCAACAAGGGGTACTTCGTTATACCGTTCAGTTTTAACAGGTGTTACAACTGCAGGTATTGTCACCGGTGCAACTTATTATGGTGATGGTACCAATTTAACAGGAATTGTTACTACAATTGTCGCTGGATCGGGAATTGTTGTTACTCCAGGCGATGGAAAGGGGCAAGTAACACTTGATGTTTCTTCAGTTTCTTCAGCCACATATGCAGGTAATGCTGGTCTTACTACCGATGTAAAAGGTGGTACTGCTGGTGCAGTCTTATATCAAGTAGGTTCAAACGATACTGGATTTACCGCAGTTGGTACTGCAGGTCAAGTTCTCCAATCTAATGGAACATCTGCTCCATCTTGGACAAGTTTAACATCTATCAACGTATCATATGCTGATAGTACTGGTATTTCTACAAACTTATCGGGAGGTTCTGCAGGTAGAATACCCTATCAGAGTTCTGTAGATAATACAGAATTTGTACCAGTTGGAGCATCTGGATATATTCTTTCTGCTCAAGGAACTGCAGCACCCCAATGGATTAGCCCAGGATCACTCAATGTAAATTATGCAAACACATCAGGTATTGCAACAAATGTAGACGGTGGAACTGCTGATGTAACAACCCTCAATGTAAGTGGCATTTCCACTTTCACAAATGATGTAGAGTTCATTCCATCTGGATTGGCAGCAAATAAAACAATGTCGTGGGACTACACGACTGGTGAGTTGGATTTTGCAGATGATTCGAAAATAGTCCTTGGAGATGAATTGTCAATATATCATAGTTCTACTTCTAATGAAACTTATTTTGCTGGATTCGGTAATAGACCTATCAATATTGGTGGTTCAATTTTAAATATTGAAAATGCTCTCTTCTCTAAGACTTCTGCAAAATTCGACACAGACGCATCAGTAGAACTCTACTACAACAACTCCAAGAAATTTGAAACCACTGGATTTGGTGTAACAGTCACTGATGACATATATGCTTCAGGTATTGTTTCAGCAACTACTTATTACGGTGATGGTTCAAAACTGACTGGGGTTACTCCACAATCAGTCACAAATGTTTTTTATGTAAACGTAGATGGTTCTGACTCCAATAATGGATTGACACCAGGAACCGCAAAGAGAACAGTTGGAGCAGCACTTACAGTTGCAACTGAAGGGAGTGTAATTAAAGTTGCGGCTGGTAATTATTCAGAAAATAATCCTCTGATTATGCCGGCTCAGGTATCAATTGATGGTGATAGTCTTAGAGATGTATCACTTTCACCACAAAATGTTGATAAAGATTTCATTTATGTAACTGTTGGTGACTACATTGGTGATGTCTCTTTTACAGGAACTTTAAATGAGGGTAAGGCAGTAATTGCATTCAACCCTGATAAACCAGCATATATTAACCAATCACCATACGTTAGAAACTGTACCAACTTTATTTCTGATAGTATTGGTATGAAGATTGATGGTAACCATGCTATTGGTGATCTCAAATCAATGGTTGTTGACTCATATACACAATACAATCAAGGTGGTATTGGTGTTTCAATTTCTAATGAAGGATATGCTCAGTTAGTTTCTATCTTTACTATTTGTACCGATCAAAGTATCGTATGTATAAATGGTGGTGCTTGTGATCTTACAAACTCTAACTCTTCATTTGGCAGACTTGGTTTAGTTGCTGATGGAATTGGACCACAAAACTTTATCGGTACTGTTACCACTGCAGTAAACGATGAATCAAATACTTTAACATTAAATGTTGGTGTAAGTACTCTTGGAATTACTACAGCATCTTATGATAATAATGTAGGTATTCTTACAATCACTACTGACAGTAATCATGGTTTCAATGTTGGTCAGTCAGTAGAAATTAGAGATCTTGAATTCTCATGTTCATCTGGACCAGGTATTGTAACTTACCCTTCTGGTGCATTTGGTTATATCTTTACAGTTGACGCAGTTGGTGCAGCAAATAGTTTCTCTGCATATGTTGGAGTGTCAACACTTTCACATAATTATGAAAGAGCTGGTGTTGCTTCCGCATTCGTTTCAAGACCATATGATGGACAAGTAGTTTATATTGACGATCTTTATTATTCCATCTCCGATATTGAAATCACAAATGGTGGTAGTGGATATGGCGATATTCCTCCTACTATTACTATTAGTGATCCCTCAGAATCTTGGGGAATTAAAGCTACCGCAGTTGCAAGTGTCACAAACGGGACTGTAACTTCAATTGATTTGATTTCAAGTGGAAGGGGTTATACCACTACTCCCACAATTACATTCAGTGCACCAGATTCTGGAACAACTGCTACAGGTACAGCAACTACCTTACCTACATATTATGTGGTTAGTAGTGCAACTCCAGTTGTTGGAGGTATCACTACAGTAACATTTACTGAAAACATTCCTTATGCGGTAGGTGTAGGAACTAGTGTTCCATTCTTTAAACAGAGTAGAATACTTGCTTCCAGTCATGCATTTGAATACATTGGTTCTGGAAACACAATTGCTACAGCAACTCCTCAACGAGGTGGTGTAGGAATTCAAGAAAATGAAGTTGTTAATCGTGATGGTGGGTTGGTTGTATTTACTTCAACTGATCAAGCTGGTAATTTCCGAATTGGTGATGGTGTTATCATCAACCAGTTAGATGGTTCGGTTAGTGGTGATTCATATCAAAGAAGTTTGTTTGCAAACATCACACCATATATTCTCGCATTAGGAGGAGGAGACTAAAAAATGGCATTAGCCCTTAACAATTATAGAACAATCACTGGAATTGTCACAACAGGTTCAGTTGGAATCTACACTGCACCAGTTGGTTATAGTGGTATTGTACTTCTTGCACAAACAAGTAATACAGGTTCAACCACCCAAACAATTAATTTCTCTCATGAGAGAACGACTGCAGGAGTTGCTGTAACAACAGAAATTCTTCAAGGATTTCCCATAGGAGCAAACGATGCAGTGACTCTTACTAACGGTAAACTTGTTCTTGAAACTGGTGACGTACTTGTAATTTCATCCAGTAGTGATACCGATGTGAAATTTATCTCATCAATTTTAGAGACACTTAATCAGTAATAACAATGCCTAAGTATACAAGTAACGACCAATTAAATCTCAAAGTTGGTGTAAGTTCTCATAGTGAAGATCTCACTTCACTTGAAGTTGTTGGTCGTCTTGGTATCGGGACAGACTCTGCTAGTCAGTCATTACATGTAGAAGGAAGTGGTTATATTTCAAATAGTGTCGGAATTGGCACTACAAATCCTGATGCAGAAGTAACATCATCTAACACATCTAAACTTGCAGTTGGTATTGTTTCTGCTTACAGAATTTATGGACAGGCAGATGGTTTAACTGGTGTCACAAGTGCAACTTATGCAACTAACATCTATGGTGGAAGCGATGGACAAATTTTATATCAAGCAAATACTGGTGTAACATCTGCATTTGAAAATGGTTCAACTGGACAAATACTTGCGTCAAGAGGAGCAGGATTACCTCCACAATGGATTGCACAAGGATCTGCAGGAGCAGTTGAGGGTATAAGTCTGTATGATGAAGGGTCTCTTATTTCAATTGCAGGTACATTTACCGCACTCGATTTCAGAGGATCAAATGTAACTGTAATTGGTGATAGTACTGGTGTTGGTACAGTTACAGTCGATCTAGTCACGGTAGAAAATGTTATTGGTGGCATTGCATCTGTAACTTCTCTTGATGTCAACCAATCTAATGGAATTTCTACTATCGGCAACTTTGAAGTTACATCATCTGGATTAGGAGCAACCGTTGGCTCTCCATCTGGTGTAACAACTTACTATGGAGATGGCATATATTTAACTGGTATAGTCACTTCCATTACCGCAGGAGATCATATACAAATTGATCAATCAACTGGTAATGTAACTATTACTGGTTTAGCAAATACAGCAATTATTAATGCAGATTCCTTATATGTAAGTGGTATTGCTACAGTACAGGGAGATTTAGAAGCAAATTCTAATCTTAAGATTGCTGGTACCATTCATGATCAATATGATAATGTAGGACTTGCGGGTTCTGTATTAAGTTCTACTGGTAGTGGTTGGCATTGGATTGATCCAATTGGTGCACAGGGTGCTCAGGGATCACAAGGTAACCAAGGGAATCAAGGGAACCAAGGTTCTCAAGGTAATCAAGGTTTCCAAGGTTCTCAAGGAAGTCAAGGGTCACAAGGTTCTCAAGGAAGTCAAGGAAATGATGGTAACTTTGGTGGTGCTACTTTTGATTATACTTTTAGCACCGACACAACAAATTCGGATCCAGGATCAGGAAAATTAAAGTTTAGTGAATCTCCATTCTCTGGAGCACTTAATCTTTATATTAGTGATGAGGATGATAATACAACTGATATTCAACCATTTTTAAGAACAATTGATGACTCCACTTCTACTATAAAAGGCCACTTTAGAATTTCAAAT